GGGCCGAGAAACTTGGAACAGTGGTGCGTGGAACCAACAGGCACCTGTTTCTGTTACAGGTAATGGCCTCACGTCATCTCTGGGAACTGAGACAGTTGCGACTGATCAGAACATATCTGTAACTGGTGTTGGTTTAACATCAGCTGTTGGAACTGCTGTTGCTGTTGGTATTGCTCAGGTAAATCCTTCAGGAAACCCTCTTACATTTACCATCGGAACTGAGACAGTAACAACAGATCAGAACATATCTGTAACTGGTAATTCTCTTACTTCTTCTGTTGGAGATGATTCACAATCGGTAACATCTACAACTGGTTGGAACCGTGACACAGATGTAAATACAGGTGATTCTATTGGATGGGGCGATCAACAATGGAATGCTGTAGGTGGTTCATTTGCTCTTACAGGTCAAGCACTTAGTGTTTCTTTAGGAACAGAAACAGTAGCAACAGATCAAAATATATCTGTAACTGGAGTTTCAACAACCTCATCAATAGGAACTTTCTCAATATCAGGTGATTCACAAGTAACTGTTGTCGCTGCAAGTGAACCAGAAATGGATGCTCTTACAGGAACTGTATCAGTTTCAATTGGTAAGACAGCTTTCCCATCAGGTAATGCAATGACCTCTACAACAGGAACTGTGCTTACATCAGTATTTGTTACTGGTCTTGGAACGACACTTTCTTTGGGAGACGAAACCCAAGAAACAAGCTATGAAGCTCCTAGCGTTTCCTTAACATCAAGTATAGGAATCACACAAATTCGTACGGATGTAAGCTTTACACCAACTGGAGTTTCTGCTACAAGTAGTGTAGGTAATTTACAAGGGACTTTCTGGTCCGCTGTAGACGACTCTAACTCAGCCATAAGTTGGACAGAAGTTCATCAAGCTGCATAAAAAAGTTTTGACAAACTTTCAAATAATAACTAAAACTTTATTAGGAGATTAAATGAGTTCAACTTATTCAACTGGCTTACGAATAGAGCTACAAACATCAGGGGAAAATTCAGGTACTTGGGGTACTATTACGAATAACAATTTCTCTCAAGTTTTTGAATTCGCTATTGCTGGTGTTTATTCTAAAGCAATTACTACTGGGACTTCAACTACGCTAACAAACGGCGATGGTCCTCAAACTCAAGCAAACAACGAAGCTAGACAAAATCAATTAATTCTTACAGGAACAGTTTCTACTACGCATACTTTACAATTTCCAGCTACACAAAAAACTTACGGTATTTACAATAACATTTCTGGTGGTGCAGATATTTCTGCTAGACTAGGTGCTTCAGGAAACACTGTTACTATTACAAATGGTAAATACAGAATGGTTGCTACCGATGGTACTAACTGGTATGATATTTTTTCTCTTGCTGGTTTAGGTGAAGCTTGGGTAATTAAAACTGGTAACTACACAGCATCAGATGGAGATAATCTTTTTGTTGATACATCTGGCGGTGCAGTAACAATAACCCTACCTTCTTCTCCTTCAATTGGTAATCAAGTAAAAATCATTGACGCAGAAGGAACTTTTGGTACAAACAATTGTACAGTAGGTCGTAACTCACAGAAGATACAAGGATCAGCTGCAGATTTAACAATAAGCACTAATGGTGCGGGCATTGCGCTTGTTTATGTAAACAGTGACAATGGATGGAGGTTGAAATATAACGACTAATGGCTAACTTACAAGATATAGTAAACAGAAGTGAAGTAGGCGCAATTAAGCCTTGGACTAAAGCTACAGCCCCAGCAGGTTACTTATTATGTGACGGTTCAGCTGTATCAAGATCAACATATGCAGAATTATTTGCTATAGTTTCTACAACTTATGGATCTGGTGATGGATCAACAACTTTTAATGTTCCTCAATTACAGGGTAAAATGCCACAAGGTTATGATGGTAACACATATAATTTAGCAGGTACAGGTGGAGCAAATACAGTGACAGTTGCGGTAACTAACAACCAAGCTGCAACAAATGCTACAAACCAAGCTGTTACCGTAACAGGATCTATTTCTAATACATCATTAACAACGGCTCAACTAGCAAGTCACAATCACGCTGCGGGTGCTAACTATCAAAGGGGATCTGGAGGAAACCAGGTACAAGGAATGGGTCGTCAAAACGTAACAAATGATGGTTTTAATAATGATGTTACAGCAAGCGCAGGCTCTGGAACTGGACACAACCACTCTCACACTTTATCAGGAACTTTAACTGGTAATATTACAACAAGTTTAACTGGATCCGTTACGGCTGCAGGAACAAATTCATTCTCACCTTTTGTGGTGGTAAACTATATTATAAAGCATTAGGAGATATTGATGGCAACACAAATAGTAATATTAAATGGAGATAGCATTACACTTGATGATTCATACCATATTAAATGGGCTGATAAAGGTAAGAATTGGGTAGATGGTTGGATTCCAAACACTATTCACGCAGTTATTTGGAACAATTTAATAGGGCAAAATGAAATACAAAGTAAAGATCCAGCTACTGGAAATATGACGGGTAATACTAACTTATCCGCTACTAGTGATGCTGTAGGATCAACTACTATTGCAGCTTTATTAACTTGGGCTGAAACAAGGCAATTACAAATTGAAGAAGCAAAAGCTACTTATTTTTCGGCTGCAAAAGCTGATGAAGATAACGGAACTACAAACACTGCAGGAAAAAGCTGGATTGATTACGATCCAAATTATTCGTAATTATTTAAAACTTTTTTTTCTCCAAAATATTTTTTTATACTTATCAATCCATACACTATTTAACATGTTTAATGTTTTTGCATGAAGTTTTTCCATATAAAAACCAGACCATATTTTCCATGATTCTCTTTTAAAAGGAATTACTTGAACCATAGGTTCACCTTTATTTATTATAAACTGTTCGTTTCTTTTATGTAAAATAAAAGGAAAATTAATTTCATTAATGTAAGTATCTGTATCAACAATCCCTGCTATAATTTCAAATCTAGGTTCTAATCTGTTCATAGGTTTAATAAATAAACAACTATATCCTGGAGGTGTTTTAATTAACCATTTACTATGAAACTTACCTGCATGTTTACCTGATATTTTTTTCCAAGAATTAGGTAGTTGTGTTTGATTATGAAAACCAAAATCCTCTTCTTTTTTACTAGCTGGAGTTACAGAAAAATCATCCTCAACAGAGTCTACCACATAATCTTGATCAAAAGGTATAATGTAACCAGCAGTCATTGAGTCTAAAAAAGGTATGCATGTTTTTAATGTTGGATCATGAACATTACCTCCAACAAATCTTTCAAGTTTTTTATATTCATCGGGAATAAATCTTGATGCTGGTTTAGGATGTGGCCATACATCAAGCATTTCTTTATTAGTTGCACAAAATATAATTTTCTTATTTATCATTACTATTTATTTTTTGTATAAAATTAAAAGACATTGATCTTCTAGTTGCTCCTTTTATTTTAGTTTTAAAAGGCATAACACAATGTTGATGCCTAGCTTCAAAAATATAAAAATGACCTACTTCAGGTTCCATCCATGTGGTGTCTACACCATCAACGTCTGTAAATCCTAACTGACCATCTTTAAATTTATGTGGGTCTTTTACATCATTTATAAATTCTGGTATTTTTAAAAACATCACACTAGACCAACCAGTATTATCATGATGGGTGTGAGGAGGATTGTATTCTCCTTCTTTCATATCATTTATCCAACAACTTAAAATTTCTAATTCTTTAGTTCCTTTATATAAATTTATTTTTTCTAATGTTTCAATATAGTCATTCATACAATCAACTATATTTTTAGATATTTTAGTTTTACCAATATGATGTGTAAACTCAAGTTCAGAATCTAATCTTCCTGCTAATCTTGGACCAAAAGAATTAAGATTTTTTCTATGCTCTTCGTATTTATGATTTAAATCATCGATAGCCTCTAAAGGCATATCGTATCTTTTAACCATTCTACCAAAGACGTTTGTTTGTGCTTTCATTCTTTTTTCTATCACTTTCATAACACAAATTCTCTGTCAAGAAAACAATTTTAAAAAGATTACTTGATATATTCTGTACACATGTTTAAATTAGATCTCACCCAAAAATTATAAATCAAGGAGATATTATGGAAAATCAAGAAGTATTGAAGGCTATAGCTACCCTTGCTGATAAGGTGAGTCGTTACCACGAACGTTTATTAGCAGTGGAAAGAGACAACGAAAGATTACAAAAAGAATTATTAGAACACAAAAAAGGTCCTCACATACATACAATTCAAGGTAAGCCACATAACTCCGATGCAACAGTTATGGTAACTGGTTTAGACTCTGATATGGAATGTGAAGCTTGTAGTGCTTAGTTAAAAAAATTACAAATTGAGTATCTAAAAGAGCCATTACCAGCCCATTGAAGTGGGGCGTGATAAACATCTGATGAGAAAAAAATAGCTCTATTACATTTAAAACCAACGTGAATACTTAGTTCAAGTTCGTTTGATTTGTTAATATTATAAAACCCTGTGCCATTGTTAACAGATTCAGGACCATGCATATAAATTAAACATTGATATTTACATCCCATTTCTCCAATGTCCGTGTGTGGTCTTGGCATATCATTTGCACCAACCATAGTGTATGTAGTTTGTATAAAATTATTTGTTTTAAAATTAAATTTTTTATCTATTAAATTTTTAATTTCATTTTGAACATCACAATTATTAACTAACATATGCTCATGCCAGTAACATCCTTTATGACTATCAATTTTAGATTTACTAGGTGGAACATATTCAATAGATATCATCTGTTGAACTATCTCGTTGTAAATATTTAAAGGAAAAAAATCTTCTTCTATAAAAACTTTACTCAGCAGCTTCTCCTAACATATCTGCTAAAGAAGGAGCAAATACTTTTACGTCTCTTCTAATTTTTTCTGCAGTTGTGGATGTTCCTGGATTATCAATATCAGCTTGAGCTTCTGCTTCTGAGTTATACTCAGCACCTGTATCCACGTGTGTAATTGTAGTTTCAGTTTTTACTTTATAATGTGGAATTTTTCTTCCATCTTCTGTTGTAATATGTCCTAGTAATTCAGCAGGTTCAACTATCGGCATCTTCTTTTCTCCAATTTATGTTAAAACTAATAATAACTCTATCATCATCAGAACTATTTGTTTGTACTTCATGTTGTAACCATGATGGGAAAAAAATCAAGGAATTTTCAACAGGTTCCCATTGTACGCTGTGAGCGAGGTGTATAGAGGCTTTATCTGTTTTCGGGGGTGATAACACCTCTGACTGTGGTTTAGGCTCTAGAAACACAATATTTCCACACTTTTTAGGAGCTTTAAGATAAAAGACACCAGATAAATAGTTATATGGGTGAGTATGCACATTGTTTCGTGATCCTGGTGGGTTTATCATACCCCACATACCAGTCATCTCAGGATTGTAATCATCTTGTACATCCATGTGATTAAAACAATCTTTTGCATATTTAAGAATGTCACCAACTAAAGGTCTAAATTTTTTTATGTCGTATATTTCATCATGACTATGCCAACCACCTATGTTTGAGCGAGGCATACCCATTTCATCTTTTTCTCTTAATTGATATACATAATCAATAAGATGTTCGTGGCCTTTTAGTTGTAGTGAAAATACGGGGGTAATAAATAGAGAATGTAAATTAATCAGAGCTGTCCTTTCGTGACCTCCATAAAACTTGCTATAATGTGCACCTGATTGGCAGCATTGGCTTGAACTTTAAGAACATCACTTTCTTGCAGAACTAAAGGTTGTGTCAATAATTCTGTGGTTGTATTCGTAGCAACACTTTTTGCTTTAAATAATTCAAAGGTTGCAGAAGCTCGGACAACTTCAACATCAACTAAAGTTGTTGAACCAGAGTCGTTACAAATTAAAAGAGATTTTACTACATCTGTAGTAGGCGGAACTGGTGGTGTTGCACCAGGATTAGCCGTAGGAACTGTTATAATGGTTGTTAAATCTGTTGTGGTGATATCCACCATTGCGCTTTTAAATACATTAGCCAAGGAAAAAAGCCTCCGACTGTGATTCTTCTTTTAAATCTTGTTGGTAGTTTGTGTTAAGTAAAAGAATAATTTGATCTAATAGTGCAACCATTTGATCAAACTGATTGGGACTATACTCTTCTGTAGCATTTGGTAATCGTGTAATTGTTATTTTAGCCATTATCTTCTTCCGTCTGGTCTAAGTTGTAATTTAGTAGATCCAAGTCTCCAAGCTGTGTCATCAACTGTGTTAGTTTCATATTTAATTTTAACCGCTCTACCTCTACCTCTTACATCAATTTTTTCCGTGGTGCTAGTAATACTCCCTGTTGTAGTTACGTTAGATGCAGATTGTGGATACTGTTCTAATGTTAAAGTAGCTGTCATTGTGTTAGCCAAATTATCAAAGTCAGGAACTAATCTACTGACTGACATAAGCTCATCACCATCAGCAATCTCAACAGATCCAGTTGTTAAAAAAGCAGATAAAGCTGTACCATCCGCTTGGTTATTACCTGATTCATGTTCGTAAAGATAAGAAGCACCTGCAGTCAAACCTAATATAGTGGATACATTTGCTGTTATGGAAGCATCATATTCTGTTGCTATAGGGTTTTCATATACATAAGCACCAAGCCATGTTGTTCTACCAAGGTTAACAGTGTACCAAGTGTTTTCTAAATAATTGTAAGCAACGCCTCTGTCTATTGCTGTAGCGTTTGCTGAAGGGTAATACCAAATAATTTCATTAAAAGCTGTATTTATACCACAGGCAATATCATTTCTATTTGTGTAACTAAGATCATCAAATACATAATCCTGTACGGAACATGGCATTTTTTTAACAACACCATCATACATGTAAAAAGAATTATCAGACATCCAGTATGCTCTACCATTTACTTCAATAGCAGCATGCTGTGCTATCAATCCACAGTTTGCACCAAGTTGTCTTAAACCAAAAGTAAAAGGTGTACCAACAAACTGAACACCATGAAGTGATGTATCTGTCCAAACAAGTATTTGACCTGATGATTTAACAGCACCTACTATTCTAGAACCATCTGATATACGCAGTGAACCAGCCTCATTTGTTGCAACTGGTGTATACTCTGTAGCATCCTCTCGATCAGAAAAACGAAATAACAAATCATCTTGTGATGCTGGTGTGCCAATAGTAGTTTCTGTACCAAAAATCATTAAATGTCTTGTGTCAGTAGAAACCAAACTAAATCTTGATGCAGTAGGAGCGTTAGACAATGCTGTTGCTCTTGCATCTATTGCACCAGAAAGATCTTTTATATAGGTGCTACTATTTAAAACCGTGGCTATTAAATCTTCTCCAAAATTATCTAATGACCAACTACGTGCAAAAACAGTTACATCTGAAGAGGTGCTTGGTTCATCCCATGCACCAGCACTCCAAGTATCTGTGCCCCATCCATAACCATAAGTTGATGCGGTTTCCCCAATATTAATTTGATAATTAGCATTACCTGATCCGCCTCCGCCAGAAGTAGAACCAGAAGCTGCGCTGGTATGTGTTACTTTGTAGGTATTTGCATCAACACGTGTTGTAACTTCAAACTCATTATTCATATCTAAACCATCTATTGCAGAGAAAGAATCAAAGGTAACAAAGTCTCCTTCAATAGCGCCGTGGTCTGCATCAGTTACTGTAACTGTTGTTGTACCGTTTGTTGTAAAAGGATTTGTTAAAGCTGCTGTTTCTCTAATAGGTGTAATGTCATAGAGAGCACTACCCGAGAATAAATATAATTTTCTATCAGTTCCTAAAGCAAGATATCTGGTTCCGTCTAGACCAATCCAGCTATGCGTATCACGGACCACGCCCACAACAGTTTTATTTGGATCTGGCAAATAAGACCAACCTTTCCATCTTTCAGGCTTTCCGTAGTGAAAACGTACAAGATTTGAGTCAACATACTTACGTTGATCTCCTGCTGAGTAAGCGGTATCTTGTTTATCAATGCCTGGTTGGAACTTTAAGTCAACTAATTTCATGTCGGAGTATACTAAATTATTTATTGTTTTGTGGCAAGAATTGAGTGGCTACGTTTCCTTTGAATGAGTAATTACCCATGTGTGTCATACCGCTAACGATATCAGCGTATATTTTACCACCTATTTTCTGCCACAAACGACAAAAAGCATAGTCTTCTGATAAGTATCTTTTGGTATCAGGCTCTATCATTGTGTCAAAAAAAGCATAATTCCAATCAGATGTGTCGTGATATCCAAAGGTTTTGTCGTGAGGATCTCCTAAGTGTTGATCAGATTTAAATCTAAGATGAGGATATGCTAATGCCATTTTTTTAAAAACATTTCTTTTAATTAACATAAATCCTGTGGCTCCATCTAATACTTCTATAAATCCTTTTTTTGCCATTACTTTCTTTGGATTTTTAACATTTAAATTATATTGTAAAGATGCTGCATGTAACTCATCTTCTTTAATGTTTGGATTTTCCTTTACTCTTCTAATTGCTTTTGTCCAATCAATTACCTTTCGTGGATATACTCCTGTCACTACATCTTCATCTAAATCTAACATACGAAAGACAGACTCAGGATTAAAAGCTAAATCAGCATCAATAAATAAAAGATGAGTATAGTCTTCATTATCCATAAATAACTGTACTAATGTATTACGAGCCCTTGTTACCAAAGACTCGTTACCAATAGTTCCAAATTGTAATTCTATTTTTTTCTGTGCAGCTAAAGCTGTAAGCTGTAAACAGCTTTTAAAATAATCTGCTGTAAGCATGTTGCCATAACAAGGTGTGCCTATAAATATTTTAGTCATAATTTTAATGCCTCATCAATTATTTTTTTAGGTTCTATTTCTACGCAATTAGGATAGGAAGAAATTAAATTAATATTTGACTCATATCCAAATCTATTGGGATCAGTTAAACCCCACAAAACAATTCCTTTTTTATTAAAATTTTTATTAGAACATATGTGTTGTAAAGCACTATCAATAGATATAAAAAAATCACAGTGTTTAGAAAGTATTATAAAATCCTCTCTTGTTTTAAATAAAAGTTCTCCTGTTTGATTGTTAAATTTTGTTTCACCTTGATATTCAGCTTGTTCGTTTGAATGACCAAATGTTATGATAATATGATTAGGAAAAGATTCTTGTATTAGTTTTATTAGTTCTTGACCATAAAGATAGTTACGACCAATATTATGTTTATTATATAATTTTTCTTGAATTGCTTGACCTCCTGTAAATTGTAAAAGAATAAATTTACCTATCGCTTGAATATGAGGCATGAGCTGTTTTTCAAGGTCTACATTTATATTAAAGTCTGGTCTTATATCATCAATTTCTACTTCATATAATTCCGCCCATTTTTTTATGACATGTATATCTCCTTTTAACCAATCACTTCTATAAGGATCTTTAAAAAAAATATTATCGTATTGATTAAAACGACTTGTAGTTTCGTTAGAAAAAACATTGTGGTTCCAGATACTAGAATAAGCAACATGTGGAGAGTGTTCAAATATCTCAGGAAAAGCAGAAGTAATTACAAGTTTTTGATTATACTTTTCTCTTATATTTTTTAGTATTGAAGTAAATTGAATATGTTTACCAACACCGCCTTCAACGTGGTGTATATTAGGTTTGAACATAATCTACCTTTAAATACTCTATTTTCTTTAACCAACCTTTAGGTATGGCTATAGCAC